CCCGCTGTGAAAGAGCGGTGAAAGATACCAGCACCTTCTACTACGGCAAAACTTGGCGGGCTCGACCGGCTTTGAACCGGCACCTTCTTCCGTGACAGGGAAGTGTCCTTGCCATTTAGACTACAAGCCCTTGGTTGCGTGGGGAGGACTCGAACCTCCGATCTCCAGCTTATGAGGCTGGCGAGATGCCGCTTCTCTACCTCGCCATTTCAGTATGCCACCACTCTTTCGTGTTGGCAAGTAGTCTGGTGCAAGGGACAGGGATTGAACCTGCTTTCTCCGAAGAGACACGGGGTTACGGCCCGCTGCCATACCATTACGGCTTCCCTTGCACAACATGGAGGAAGGTGGAGGAATCGAACCCCTCTGACTCATCACCAGACCACGGTTTTCAGGACCGTTTGCCAACCATTCAGCGGCACCTTCCAAACTTGGCGGATCGTACTGGAGTCGAACCAGTTCAACCTCTCGGTTGTACGGTTTAGCAAACCGCTGCGTTACCGTCCTGCCCACGATCCGTGGTGCCGATGAAGGGAGTCGAACCCTTATGCTTTCGCGCCGCCTTTTGAGAGCGGTGTGTCTGCCATTTCACCACATCGGCAAAACTTTGGTGCCCGTAGAGGGAGTCGAACCCCCACCCCGAAGGACTAGTTCCTAAGACTAGCGTGGCTGCCATTACACCATACGGGCACATCTCAAACTGGAGTACCGGGTCAGAATCGAACTGACCAATAGCGGGTCTGCAATCCGCCGCCTAACCGATTGGCTTCCGGTACATGGTGCGGATAACGGGTGTCGAACCCGCCCTGAATGGCTTTTAAGGCCACTGCCTCTTCCATCGTGGGCTACATCCGCACAAAACAAAACCGCCGATCTCTTCGACCGGCGGCTCGTAAACTCCAAAATTTGGAATCAGTTCACATAAGCCTCCGGCCCGTCAATGACAGGCAATACGAGGATAGCGAACTGAGTAAAATTCTCATATCCAAATCTTCCCACAGATAATCATTTTCGTCAAGGCTAGTTCTCAACGATTAGAACTTTCTCGTATCCGCGGCCTTGGCATTGCGGCTTGACCCACAAACAGGTATCCGGCCACCAAATAAAATCTCCACTGGATTCCGCTACCACGCGAATCGTCCTGAATGAGACTGCCGGCAATCTTACCCGCATCGGATTCCTTACTCCCCCGGCTTGCGGCATCGTGAAGGTAAATACCGGGGTCGCATTGTCATCGTAATAGACCTGCACGTTGATCGCGGCTGTCGCCGTGTATTGCGCCCAAAAATCTTTACAAAATTTGGAATCCGCAAAGCCGCAATTCATGTCGTAAGTGTCCACAGTTTTTCGTGTCCGTGGCAGTATCAGGGCTTCCACAGCGGCTTGGTAAAGATAGCTGAAGGCGCTAACGCTTCCGGTGATCTGAAGAGAAACCTTGTACGCCTGCTGGCCTAAGCCGCTATTCACGGGCAGGTTTATCTTTCCTCTCTGCGAGTTGCTGAAAGTTCCGAGCGGAACGGTAATCTCTCCATCGTTGAATAAGAGATTGGCTGTGAGCGTCTGGCCTCCAGTGTTGCAATCTACCTGGACGCTGTTGTACTGCTTCTGGTTCGCCGGAGAGTCTTGGAAGCTGTACGCTGTTTGAAGATTGATTGCGATTGGTCCTGCCGCCAGCACACCGCCGCTGTTTACTTGGTCGTAGGGCAGGTTTTGCCTATCGACGTGTACGAGCCCGTTTGAATCTCCGTAGAGCAACTGGTTTGTGTCGGCTTCCAGCATCAGGCATTGCGCGTCTGCATCGTCATTGCGCCAGCGATTCTGGTACTGCGTGTGCATGATGAGCCGATGGCGGTTCCCGTCTGTTCCGATGTAACTGAAAAACAGCATCGAATTCCAGTAAGCCGCTACGGTCTGGTTCAACAAACTCAGGTTGGCTCCGACTATTGGAGAACTGCCGATCCCTTGGAGTAGGAATTCAATCGCTAAACTCAGGTACTCTGAGTCTCCGCCTGCAAACGCTCTAATTCCATCTGCGGCCATGTAGTAAATAGCCTTCTCCGTGACGATGTAGCCGAATGGAGCGATGCAACCGTGCTTTGCCTTTGTCGGATACGGCGGCTGTGCTGATGGATTGTCTGGAGGGAGCATCCACCAACCGCTTTTGATGCAGCTAACAAAGATATTCCCTGCGAACGGCACAACCGCTGTGATGTAGTCGTCTGGCGTAGAGACGATGACGTTGTTCGCTTGACTTACGTACTGCGGAGCTTCGCCTTCGCTGAAGTAGAGAGTTGCGGGATTGTTCGGATCTCCCCAATACCACGCCTTATTGAAAGCTATCACCATGCCGTAAACCGGCTGGCCTACCTGATAGCTTGCCCGGACTTGCTCTCCGGCTAGATGAGTGTTCTGGACAAAGGCCGTGAATGTGGTTGCCGCTACCGTCAAGACCACTACGGTTTCAAAATTATTCAGAATATCCGTTGGGCTCCCCAACGTCACCTGCTGGCGCACAGAGATGTTCGCCATCGAAACCGGCGTCACAGTCACAACCTGGCCGGCCACGTTGATAGCGTTCAAGAGCGTCGTGTTCACTGGAACCGGGAGCAGGCTCGGGACCGGAACATCGTTCATAAACGAGACAATATCCGCTCCGGCTATCAGATAATCAGGAGACGTGTCGGTGTACTGCACGATCCCTCCGGCCGCTATGTTCACCGGGATTTGAGCAAGTTCCCTGAAGTTGTCTCCGAGAGTTCCCCCTCTCCTATAGATTTTCAGGTAGCCTATCTGACCATCCTGCAACTGCCCTGCGGGTCCGTAGGTGGTCACGTTCATATTCAGCAACACCGGCTGGCGCCGCGGATAGACCCAGTTCGTTGCGTTCGGTGGATTCTGATTCGTCATGATCGGTGACGGGTTCGACTCAGTTCCATCCACCGGATTCATGAACGTCCATACGTAGTCGTAAGCAACGCCCCCAAGCGTGTCTGGACCGGCTCCCCCAAACAAAACCAAAGCCGCAAGTTTAACCGTAACGCCCGCAGTACTGTTGGTGATTATCTGAATCTGGTATCCGTTGACGTTCGACCAGTTGTATACAGGATCGCCGTAGTCTGCGTTTCCTGATCCGGCGAAGTCAGAGAGTTGCAATAGCAGCGGCGTCCAGGTGGCGAGACCTGTATTCAATTCGGCAATCGACCCCGGCTGGTTTCCGTAGAGGTCGAGACTTTCAGAAAGTACCGAGTCCGTCAGTATGCCAAGAACTCCGCTTGAATTAGTGGTCTGAGAGACTATCTGCTGGAGCGGACCTTGGGCAATGGTTTTGTAGAAATAGTCGGTGTTGAATGTTCCATCTCCGCAGTCGAATTTCAGAGTGACGCTTTGGATTTGAGTTGGGTCACTGACGTACATATAAAGGCCGATGTAGTCCGCTTGATTCCCATAGACAGTCTCGCTCAGGGGAATTGGTTTCCCGCCAAACGAATGATTGATCGTTGCGGTTGTGGAGGCTGGTACGGTAACCGAGAGTGACAGGCTCGATACCGCTACTCCGCTGAAGTGAGGATTCTGGAAGTTCGCAACGAATCCTGTCGGCGTCACCAATAAAACAAGAACTGTTTCCTGACTGCCTCCAGTATCAATCGTCAATAGTTGGAACAATCCAGGCTGCGTCGGGTCCGCTACCGTGACTTCCTGAACCCCGGTAGAAGTTACCGCTGAAGTAAGCGTTGTGCTGACATAGGAAGGCGTTGAATCTCCGCTCACGTTCGTGAACGTGTAGACTCCCGTACCGGCCGCGTAATTGTCGAGCGTAACCAGAGTTGTCGGCTCTTGAGACTGCGCTTGCGCGGGGAACTGTGGAGGAAAAATTCCGCTTTGTTGTGGGACCGCAAGAGCCCCGCTGTCCTTGAGCATTGCAAGGCTGTCTGCTATGAACTCATAGTTGGTCGAGGTAAAATCTGTGTTCGAGTAGGATTGCATCGAACAGGGATTGCCGCTCAGAGACGATGAAATCTTTGTATATGCTCCGGGGGTAATCGATGATCTGCGCCACAACGACCCGTCAGAAGTGGCAGCATATCTTGCGTAAGCTCCGAATAATTGTCCAAGTTTTCCGAGGCTGACTACCTTCCCTGATAGCGGGTAGACCGCCCCTCCCAACGCGCCAGTAGAATTTACGATTACGCTGCCTAATCTTTGAGCATAGGCTCCTTCGGCCAACTCCTCTACGTTGTCCTCATTCAAAAGACCTTGGGGGTCCACGAGGTCATCGACTGGACGCGCAAAAATCCCTTTACTTTGAAACAGTAAAACGCTCTCTTTGTAGACAGAATCTGGCATCAATCAAAGTTTATGCGTATCTGGTCTTTATTTCTAGCACTTTTTTGTTTCTCTCTCCATGCCCTGTTAAAATTGTTTCCAATCATCCAAGGCTTTTTCATGCCGGTATGAGAAGCCGAAATTCTAGCTATCACTTCTAGGCTTCTCTTTTTATTAAATTCTCCTATTTTCCTACGATGATCCTCGGATTGCTTTTTCCCTTTATGAGCCTCGCTCATGCGCCTCTTTGTCTCTTCTGAAGGCGACCTTCTAATACTGACCCTCTCCCCCGAAGCGTATTTTTCTTTAAGAGTATTGCTTAATTTCTTCTTTGCTTCTTCAGTCCACGGTACATTGGATGGCCTGTAATCTCCAGCCCTTCGCGAGTTGTAGCCGTTCGGTTGAATGGTATCTAGTGAATCAATCCACCATGCCTCGGCAGCGTTTCGCGTTATTCGGTCGAAACACCGCTGCACAATTATAAATTCAAACGATTCGAATCCGTATTCCTGTATGGCCTTGAAAAGCAAACTTCTCGTCTCTTTCCACGGCCTAGTCTTGTGCTCCTGTATTCTCTTTATAAATCTAGTGCTTTGTCCGACGTATCGCAATCCATTTACTCGGTTAACAACTACATAGATCACCCCTGGTTTCGACCACGGGATCAATGCTAGACTTTGGGAAGAGGGTGTCACGTCGCTGCCTCCAGCGATGAGGATTGAGTTCACGTCCGGCGCTTCCAACGCCTGACGCCCTTATTATAAATCTATCTGCGGCACAATACCAACGCCTTCGGCCCCTCTTTCACAAGCGAAGTCGGCAACTTCACAAAAGATGTCCACACACTCTGGAGGTTCCATAAATCTATGAAGACTACCGGGGAGCCTATATCAAATATCAAAGCCCCGTTTACGAATCGTCGCTGGCGTTCCTCTTTACCACGCCGGTAGAATTCATCGCGGATTTCAACCATGCCGTCGCATCTCACGCCTGTACCTCCTGCCGTTAATTTCCCTGCATCCACATCCACCGAAGACCGTTTAAGATTCCTAACACGATAAGAAGAAACATCGCCATTGAAACGTATTCTCCCCATCCGAATTTTGGGCTCGTTTTTGAGTTCCTGTGTCGCATCACTCCTCCTGCCGCACCAGCGGCCTTCTACACTTCTTCCTGTCCGCACTCGTAGCAAAGGAACGACTCCGTATCGTTTCGTCCGTAAACCTTGTCTCCGGGGTGTATTTCTTTTTCACACTCGCGGCACAAAGGTAAAGTGAAAATCTCTTCCTTTGCTCCACATTCCTCGAAATACTTCACGCCTGCACCTCCTGTCTTTGCAGCGGCCTTCTGGATGCTTCCTGCATCCGTCTAATGATCTCGTTCATGCAATCCACTTCCCGCCGCTTTGCGTATCCGTTGCCAGAGTCCGAAGCCGCAGACTTCAACGAGTCCTTCCACTCTTTCCATAAATCATTATTACTGACTTTCTGAAGATTCACCGCCTCACTCCAAATTTTGGAATCCTATGGAATAACCGGCTTCATGTCCGTAAACACATCCGGCCGGTTGAACGGTGCAAGATAAATCTCGTGGTCTGGATTCCCTCCCCACTTACGCCTGTAAATCTCTGCCGACAAAGGGAACTGGTTATCGTTGCAGATTTTCCAGCGCATGTCGGAGTTGATCGTTACCGACCCGCCGCCGTTATGAATGATGCCATCGCCGCCGGCCTCGATGCGCTCGTAGCCAGAGAGCTTCGCCCTGCGCCAAAGATCGTTGTCTCCGTGATAGAGATGAAAAAGGTGAGCATCGTATCCACCCAGGTCTTCCATCGCAGCGACGTTGTAGACGCAGAGAATGTCGTAAAGCGTGAAGATTACCACCCACTTCTTTCCGTCAGCATCGGCCTTCCGTGCGATGTCCAGAAGCTCATCAATTCGCTCGGGCGGAAACTGAGAGTCGGAGTGCATGTGAACGTAATACTTCGCTCCAAACATCTTCGCCAGCTTGCATTCGAGATTGGAGGTCTGCTGGAAGTTAAGCGGGACCGATGGTTCGTAGGTGTCAATGTGTCCAACGCCGCTGTAACGGTCACCCAACTTTCCATTCGAGTTGTCGATAACCATCATGTTATGCGGCGCTGTGCAGGCTACAGCCGCGTCGAGCAAGTCGAAGCGATTGACCACAGGGCAGAAGATTTTGTAGTCCTGATTATCCATTTGCTTTCTCCTTCAGTATTTCCGGCCATCCGTAATCGGGATGCTTCCCTTGCAATGCCAGAAGTCTCTCATTTTCTTCGTCCATCTTTTCCAGCCAGTCTGTTTTGATTCCAGCGTTCCCGCATTCGCGTAGAAAGGCGTTCACGTCTTTAGGGAGACACCTTCCAGCATATCCCACCTGTTCGGAACAGTCGAAGCCGTATGACCCAATGCGGGGATCTACAGAAAGAATCCTGGCGACTTGCTCTCCTTCATCTTTGGTTAGACGCATCCCCACTTGCGCTGCCGAGATACGCACGGCTAAGAGTAAGTTGGAAGACAGTTTGATAGCTTCAGAAACATTAGACCAGACTATATAACTAGCGTCTGGACAGATGGGAAGGACGGCGCGTATCTTGTTGGCAACTTTGATGTCTTCGGTCTTCGTGTAGCATACCACCTGTCGAATCGGATTGCAGTAATCCTCCCACGCTGTTTTGGCCCGTAAGAATTCCGGGTTGTGTATGATGGTGTGCTGCGGGTAGGACTCCGCTAACAAAGCGCATGTCCCGATAGGAACGGTAGAGCAGACAACTACTGTTTTGCTGCCAGATAGACCGCGCACGGAAGACTCTATAAATTCGGCGTTCAGCCTTCCAGTCTTCGTGTCAAAGGGAGTGTTCACGCAAACAAAAACAACCTCCGCTTTGTTCACTTCGTCCATCGAGCCTTCGCCTTTGATGTCGTAGCCGAAGGTTTCTCCCTTCGTCCCAAGCCAGCGGCGGCAGCAACCGCCCGTAATTCCAAGTCCAATTATTCCGAATTTCATGGCTTCCTCCGTTGGTCTGAAACGATGTAGGGGATTACGCCGGTTCCTTTGTATCGCTCATAGAGAATCTGGTGGCTGATTCGATGTGCCTCATCACCGCAAGGATCAATCTTCCCCTCTGCTTCGGCAAGCGCCTTCGCTACAGGCATCCCTTTTCCGCTCCAGTGGTCGCAGTCAATTCCGACTACGCGAAGTCTGTAACCGAGACGACGCGCCTCCATTGAAATAAAATAGTCGTATCCGTAGTAGCGACACGTTTCGTCTTGCGGCCAGCCGCCGATCTGTTGAAGAAGAGATGTGCGAATAAACAAGGCCAGCCCGTCGAATACCGCAACATCACATGAGCCTGAATACCTTTCCCCAAGTACATGAGCTTCACGGCGCAAATTGGAGATCACTCCAGACCGAGCGAAGTTTACCGGCTTGGGTGGCTCGTTATAGATATTCGGATTGCAGTGAGAAGTCGCTCCGAAGAATCCGACTACTCCAATTTCGGGATCGTCAAACTCCGCAAGAACTCTCAAGTCCCAACCCGGCTCGTAGATTGAAATATCATCGTGAATCATGCCGATGAATTCGTGGCCGTCCCGATTCGCCCTCTCGAAGCATTGCTGATAAGCCGCCATCATCGGAGTGTCAAAGACGTAATGAGTTAGGTACAAATTCGTAGCGGTTATGTCTTGCGAGAACCAGCATGACTGGTATCCCCACCCGGCTCCGGTTTCTCCTGGCTTGCCGCACCATCGCGCAGACGGACGTCCAAGAAGCATACGATTGTTGATCGGTTTTTCCAGCATTATTCCCTCCAAAATGACGGTAAGTTCTTTTCGATCTCGATTCCCTGATAAGCCTTTCCCTGCCGCGCTCCGTACTTCTTTGCCCCCACCGCCATCGCATACATTCCATCTTCGAGAGACGTGACAGGTTTGAAACCGAAAACCTCTCGCGCCGGCACATGATCGCAAAAGGCATATTTGACTTCGTATCGAGGCTCAGTGTGGTAGACCTCCAGAGGCATCCCCATCGCCTCGGCAACGAGTTCTGTAAGCCGGTTGATGGTGATGGGAATCTCTCCGCCAGCATTGAATATCCTTCCATAAGCCTCTGGCAATGTCGGCGCCGTCGCAATCATCGGAATGATGTCTGTGACGTAGGTGAAGGCCCGAACCTGCTCTCCATCTCCAAATATTCTCATCGGCTGTCCCGACAACAGGCGGTTCATAAAGATTCCCACGACGTTGCGGTACTTGTCGCCGATGTTTTGACGCGGACCAAAAACAGAGTGAGGACGGAAGATCACGTAGTCCATTCCAAACATCTCTTTCGTGATCGCCAATTCTCTCTCCACCGCGTACTTGGAAATCCCGTAGGAGTCTTCCGGATGCGGCGTCATGCTTTCATCGAATGGAGTTTGATTGGTCCCGTACACCGCCATTGAGGAAGTGTAGACAAAGCACTTCACGTTATTGTTCACGGCGGCATTGATGAGGTTTACAGACCCCATTAGATTGTTCGTGTAGTTAAACCGCTTGATGAAATGAGACAAACCCTCAGTTGCGTAGGCCGCTAGGTGGAAGACGTAGGTAAATTTGTACTCTTCAAAAAGGCGATTCACGAGGTCAGCATCGCATATCGGCCCTTTGACAAAAACGCATTCAGAGTTCACGTTCTCGACGAATCCTCCACTTAAATCATCAAGGACCACAACATTGTATCCCTGAATCAACAGTTCATCAGCTAAGTGTGAACCGATGAACCCCGCGCCACCTGTGACCAATACATTTTCTATCACGACTTCCTCCATACGCACACCCAATCAGCCCACCTTGCAGGATCTTCCTCATCAGGAGGACCAATCCACGTCTCTACAACTTCAACCGGGTATCCCTTTCTGTAGGCCCAACGAGCCAGAGCAACACCAGCATCAGGATAGAACCTCCAGCAGTCTACAGGACAGCGATGCACAATCCCGTTACTCGGAGCGTTCGCGTAGATGTAGCCTCCGGGCTTGCAGACGCGCACCATCTCTACGAATGTCAGCCAAAAGAATTCGACGTGTTCAAAAACCGACGAGCAGACCACACAATCAAAGCTGCCGTCTAAGAGCGGAAATTCATACGGGTCGTACATCACCACATCTACGCCTGGACCTTCATGTATATCCAAACCTACATACGAACACCCCACAGGAGCTACACCCCGAAGGCTTCCACCCCCTTCTCCTCGACTGCCAATCTCCACAATGGAGCCGCCGATGGAATACTTATCGAAAAAGTTCTTCCCGTTTCTGAGTGCCGATGGGTGCATTATTGCCTCACTAGAATTCCGAGCCCAAAGTTTACAGCGTAGTTGTAAAATTGCATCCCTGTCTCTTCGGAAATTTTTCCTACAGCGTTCTTCACTTCTACCCATCCCTCGGTGTCGTGGAAGATTACCACCTTCGCATGATCCGCGGCCCACCGGCCGGCACCATAAGTGCATTCGTAGTCGTGGAACATATCCACATGAATCAGTCCGTAGGTGTCATCGTTGCTCTTGATGAACTCCCTGTAGTCTTGACAGACTAGATGGACGTTGGGAAATTCCTGAAGCGCCCTCGATGCCTGTTCGTATAAGTTCTCTCGATCTCCTGTCTGCCTATCGCTTTGAAAGTGATCTACCCCAATCACTTCTTCAAAGTAGTTTGCAAGCGCCGATGCGGAATATCCGTAATCCACTCCAAACTCAAGAGCCTTCTTTGTGGGTATGTCAAACCGCTGAATCATATCCATCAGGATAGATTCGTTCGGTCCCCAAGCTGTCGGTACATCGGCGAGGCGAGGAGGAACGCGATAAAAGCGCGGGAGGTAAACAGCAGGATTCAAGG